GTATACATAAAATTAGGCTGAACGTATATATTTGTGGCGGAATTATCTAAAAAAAAACTGAAGTTTAGGTTTGTCCAGCCCGCGCTGTTAGCAGTTACGAATGTAAACTCGTTAAACCCTGACAACCATACCGATGAAAGTGAGATAGTCGCCACGTTATCAGATACAATGGTTACACTGTCGTCTGGGATTCTATAAGCGGAGATGGTTGGGAACTTAGCGGTGTCGATTTCTTCGTATGCCAAAGCTGGAATATTCTCATTAGAACTTAAGTACCATGTGTTGTTATAGCTAAATCTCTTCCCAAAAAGAGTGACCGTGGCATCTATATAGTCAGGTATCCTTGTGGTTTCAAACAACGGATACGAACCATAGAAGAAGTTGGTGAATTCCGGGTAGGCGGAAATCAGAACCACGTCAGTTCCGGTGTAATCGACGCTGGAAAGAGTGGAGTATGCGCTATACGTGTATAAGTCATCACCAGTCGCTACAGGGTGGAAATTATTACGAACCACATAAATGGGAGCGGATATGTTTTCCAATGGAGGGAATATCCATCCTTTTATGGTAAACGAGGTGTTCCCTACAATCTTATACTTGTCTTGGGCGGATATGTCTATAGGGCTTTCAAAGCTGACATCCCCAGACCATGATACCTCTGTTCTTATTTCATCGTCGAAATCAAGATCAAACCCTTCGGGGATCTTCCATGAGATTATGAAGTACGGGTTGCACCATGGAATGAAGTTTGATATGATCTGATCGATATCCTCCTTATAATTCGCGACAATGGCTACATCCACGTCGATCAAAACCGGGACAGGTTGGGGGATTTTTGAGATGTCTTTGCTGTTTAGATGGTGGCGATACATCCGAAAATCCTTGTTCTGGATTCTGGAAGAGTCTCGGCGTATGTTCTTCTGTTCCATCGCCACAACTGGCAATGTGATGTTTTTCGCCTGATTTACGATATCGTACATCACCCGATGCTTCGGACCCATGACGTATCGAACGTTGATTTTCTCTTTAGCTACACGATCTTTCGTATATCTATAAACGAAAGCTCCGTCGAAGGCTGCCATGAATTGGGCCAATACATTATAGTTTTCTCTAAAATAGCTATACTTATCCACTACCCATATTTAGCTCGTTTCTTATCATAAAGACCTAGTTGGTCGTTTTCATGAAAATTTCATGAAAACGTATAAATAATAGTATGATGGAAAAATCAGCAAAGGTGAAAATAGAAGTGTTTGTAACGGAAGAGTTAAAACGAAAGGTGAGAGCGCAGGCAAATAAAAAAGGAGTTACTATAAGCGAAATAGTCCGGAGGGCGTTAGAGTCTTGGGTAGATACAACATTATGAAAATCGTAGATAACTCGTTTAAAAAATGTGGAGGAGTTTATATTATAAGAAACAATATAACAAAAAAATATTATATTGGCGAATCTTTAAACATAAGAGAAAGAATGTCTTTTCATAGAAATAGGAGAGACTGTCAAATAATTCATAAGTCTATATCTAAACACGGTATCGAAAATTTTGAAGTGTATGTGGAGTACTTATCTGGGTTTAAAAAGAAAGATCTTCTTGATTTAGAAGAGCAATTGATAATTAGATTTGGGTCATTGATTCCAAACGGATATAACGTTTCCCCTAGAGGAAATGATAGTAACGGATACAAACACACCAAAGAAGCAATAGCGAAGATAAAAAATTCTTGTATTGATAACCCGAAAAGAAAGCACTCATTGGAAACTAAAAATAAAATGTCTATTCTTAAAAAGGGTAAACCGGGCCACCCCGTCTCAGAAGAAACCAAGGCAAAAATATCCAAAAGTCACATGGGTAAGACGCGTCCTCCTCGTTCAAAAGAATGGAGAGATAAGCAATCGTTATCTCATATCGGCAAGCCTAGTCCTTTAAAAGGACGCTCGTTGACAGAGGAGCATAAACAAAAAATTTCAAAAGCTGGTAAAGGGAGAAAAGATCCCGTAGAGGTTATAGAAAAAAGAAGACAGTCAATATTACTCGCCAAGCATAACTATAAAGAATGTAAGGTATCACTGGAATCGATCTAAGAAGAACTTTGGCAGCTTATTCCTGTTTTTATCAATCGCATCGAATATACAACCATCCAGAATATAAGTCACACACTCATCCTCTTCCGATCTTATACCCCTACCGGACGCTTGGACAACCGAACAAAGCATTTTGTTTGTATACCACGCCTTGTCAAGCTTCATCATTTTCTCAATTCTAGGATCTTTGGTGGGTAGCCAAGGCGCTTTCATTATGATTTGGAACTTGGCCAAATCCCCCTTCAAATCCACCCCGTAGGTCATGCTAGGGCTTACCAGAACGGTGGGAGAACTGCTTCGTTCATGCATATCCAAAAGCTCCTCGTTACGCACCCCCGCTTCCCTACAGAGTAACCGGGAGCTAGGTACATTGGTTCTAATATAGTCTGTGATAAACTGAGTATGGGTATGTATAAGTCCTTTATCGCTCGCGTGTTCTTCCAGAAGTCCTTCCACCTGATGGGCCAGTTTAGGAAGCATTTCTGTCATGTTTTTGAAGTTTAGTTTCTGTTTGGCGAGAATATATATGGGAGCCTTTTCATGGTCGAACGTCGAAGCTACTTCAATGTACTTATATTTTACAATACCCAAGTTCTTACAGAAGTTGGGAGGGTCGATGATTGTAGCGGACATTATAACCACATGATCCGCGTAATCGAAGATAAATCTTGCTAGCTTATCGACCTTCAGGGGAACAAACTTAATGATTCTATTATCTTTAATTATTATATACTGACTATCGTAATACGTTCCGATTAAGACTTCCAGACTACTTTGAAGAGACATTAGACGGGTATACTCGGTTTTCTTTTTCGACAGCTCAGTATGGTCTCTGGAAGTGTTTTTGAAGAAATCCGCGTAATCGTCAATGTTGTTTATTACGTTCCGCAAAAGTACGGACAACCAGTTCAGAACCTTTGTCGGGGTTTCTTCCACCGGGAAAGACGTCAGAGTAGTGTTCGTTTTAACTAGGAAGGGGATGTCCACTTCACATGTAAACTGGCTCACTAGTTGTTCTTCTAGTTCCGATCCCTCATCACAAACTATGATCTTACGGCGTTTTAAGTGTGCAGGCAGTGAGAAGAACATGCTGTAATTCAAGGCCGCGAAATCACTTTTCAACATGTTGTTGCGCTGGTTATAATACGGACATCTATTAGATCTCCAGCACTCTCTTTTTAATTTCGGGATATATGTACAGGGAGCTATGTCCACACTTAAAGAAGTGTCTATATCGCAAGCATGGTTTGATTGCCCTTTTAAAATCCCGGTATTCTCGAAAGTGTTGTAATACTGGTCTTGAAGAGCTTTTGTTATGGTAAGCGCGTAACAACCGAAAGATTCCTCCTCGTCCATATACGCGGGTCCATCGTCTCCGAATATGGAATAATCATCTACTCTGCTCTTGAAAAGATCAGACGGCCCATTGACAGCATTGGCCAAGGTTTTCGGTATAAAACTCTTTCCCGCTCCTGTTGCGGCGTTGCAGATTATAAACTTATGCCCATCTGCTAACGCCCGTTCCATCTCTTTGAGAATCTCTACCTGAGTAGGGTTGGGACTGAAGCCTTCGGGAAAATTGAGTATCAGGTTGGTCATCAAGGATGAGTATACCACCCGACTGCCCTCTTGTCAAGTCTCTTTAAGAGTTCTAAGCAGTGTAGGAGGATAGCGTCAAAACGTATAAATGACTGTCGTGCAGCTTGGATGCTTCTGCTTTATTCATCATTCTCATCCTCCAATAAGTCTCTTCCGTTCTAGGACAGAAGGCGGATAAACTATAATCGAATAGGTACCCATCGGGAATCTTTACTACCCTAAATGGATACGGTAAATCGTATTCCTTGTTTTCTGATTCAGATTCAAACTTGAAACGGATAAAGAACTGTTTGGTATTGAAGACTTTAATTTTCCCCTTTTTAATACTCTTCCCGTCTAATTGAAAATCCACGGTTTTAAGCATGACATCCTTCAATTGCTCTTCCAACTTATGCATACCTTAATTATCCACAGAACCACACAAATCAACCCATGGTATCTTCGAATGATCTTTTTTGTTCGGGTGTCATTGGATAGAGAACCTCGTTATAGTATTGCCAGAACGTGTCATCTCCGGGGATAATCTGCCTTAGATAACATTCGTCCATGCTCACATTTCTATAATCACACTCCAGAATATCCCACACCACTACTATATTATGCTTAACTTCATCGATTCGTCTTCCTGTTCTCGGAAGATGGAAGTGTAGAGACAAATGACCGTTCCATGAGTTTAGAACGTTCATGGAGTTGGAACATAGCATTCGTCTGACATATGGTCTTCCGGGTGCGCGTTCGGGTCTCCTACGTGTGAACACAATCTCGCACACATTATTCGCTAGGAGAGACTTTAACTCAGGACGTCCAACCACCCTGTCAACTTGCTGGATATTGTCCTTATAAGACTGGACGTCCCTCCACTGGTCGAGAAACTTATTCCACGCGGATTTAATCTTCCCGGTAGCTTTAGAAGCTATGCTTTTATAAAAATCAAGAGGAGATGCCACTTAATTATTTAACCTTGCAAATACCAAACATCCGCTGCTCGTTGAGGAACAGCCCGCTTTTCAGCTTCCCATGTCCTTCAACTTCCAGATTGGTGATGGGAATCCCCATGTTATTTGGGAAAACCACGATATCTCCCAATTGGGTATATTTCACGTTCGGCCCTTGAAGAACTACCCTCCCCTTTCTCCATGCACTGTGGATCTGGTTTACGGGAATCGCGATCCCCCCTCGCATGATGTAGTCTCCCGCGACTTCATCCATTACCAAATCCGCGTATTCAAGGAGAATGATGTCATCGTACAACTTACATAGAACGTAGTCATCCATACCGAAGTCGGTAGGGAGCATCCGGTCAGTCAGGTCGATGTGGGATTTCTGGGTGGGTAGTGCGTCAATTGATACTTTTGCCATAATTTTATTTAGATTGGGTTTTTTGTTTGTCAAGTATGCGTTCTGATTCTTCGTAAGATACTATTATGAAGTCTTTACACCATTGGCACTGTAAAGCGGTTTCGTCTAAGTAATACGCTGGTCTATAATTATGCCCCCCGGTCTCTAGACACTCATCTACCAACGTCTGCTTTATAGATTTATATCTGTCATGAATCTCCCGCATAATATTTGCGCGTTCTTCGCGCAAATCATGCTCAACCCTTATCGCTTCCGCCCGTATTTCTTCTTTCGTCATAATTTTTAAGTTCTTCGATCTCACGTCTTGAATAAAACTCCGGAACCGCCGATGTTTCTACCAGATCTCTTTTTCCCTTCTTAATGTATTCCGACTTCCTTCGTGATAGTCTTGGAATAAGGTTCTCGAAAAAACGAAACTCTGCTTCTCGGGATTTAAATATCCCCGAGTAGACGTTCAGGGTGTCGTTGATGTAATTACAAAACTGTCCGTTATTATAGAATGAAAAGCTCTTCGTCGTTATGAACGGGTTGAAGTTTTCCAGTAGTTCCGGGTCCAGTCCCGGCCTTCGTTTTTCGTGTAATAGGTAATTTACGGTGTTGAACATATTTCAATCCTATGTGTATCGTAGTGTTTAAAGCAGACCGGATATCCTGTTACTTGGTATTCTACCGTCATTCGTATAAACTTGTTATACTCTTCAATGTCCGGTTCGATGTTAAATGGTTTGTTGTGAATGTTCATCTCGATCCGCTGTTCATATGCCACCCGTTCTATCAACGCATCCGAGTCTCCTGATGATAGATGGTAGTTTATCCCGCTGATGTTGTACACGAAGTCCATGTTGGTTCGGTCAAACTCCACCAATTTCTTATCGATTCTACTATATAAATCGTCGTCGTCTCCTCGGGAAGATTGTAGACTGTATCCCCCTACTTCATACCATGCTTTTTTTAGGAACGACACGTCATTGGGAGTTTTATAAGCGATGTCGTAAAACTGTTCATCGTATGTCACATATGAAGCGCCGTTCCGGTATAGGTTGATTCCAGGGTTCTCAATATACTTTCTAATATGGTTGGCTATTCGGTTAGGCAAAAATATATCATCATCATCATGAGAGAATATCACGTCAAACTCCTTGTATGCTATCCCCAAATTTCGTTTATGGGGTAGCAGCATCCGGTCCCGCATGTTTATACATGTAACATCATCGTAGGAACACTTCAAAGTAACATACTGGTCATCGTTTATAAAAACCAGATGCTTGTTCTGGTAGGTTTGACGAAGAAATCCAGCCAGAACCCTCCCCAGATAAGGAAGTCTACCATACGTCGGGCAAATAACAAGAGCGGTCATAGGCTTTTTAATATGGTTTGGAAAGTTAAATAGTCTGTAATATAATCTTCCTTATCGTAAGAAGTGGAGCATAGAACTAGTAAAATATCGTTTCCGGTTAAAAATACTTGTTCGTCCCAAACTAAACTATCAATAAAACATGACTGTCCCTCGGTTAAGACCTCCCGTCTTTTAGACGTTCCGTCGTCTAACACAACCTCTATTTCACCTTGAATACAGATTACTACCTGCATGGTTTCAAAGTGGGCATGTCCTCCTCTCGTTACGTTTTTCGGTACGTTTTTTACTACAAAAACTCGCTTCGGAATAAACGGGACATCTCTAAACTCTATTGGAGTTAAGTCTCCCCGACAATCTTTCAAGGCTTCATACGTCACATTCATATACGCTCTTTACTATACACTGGACATCCTGTTTGTCAAGTCCTTCGTGAAAGGGAATACTGGCGGTTGTTAGAGCTTCCTGCTGGGACAGCGGGCAGTTATCAACAGGTGTATGGTATAAGTATATCGGATTATTGTGCTGACACTCGTAATGGATACCACAAACAATTTGTTTTTCCCTCATTCTAGACAAGAACTGTTTGTTGTTTTTAACCTTTATCCTATAAAGGTGATCGCTTTTATTACTTAGACCCAACAGACGGTTGTAAGTTTCTCGTATCTCGTTTAGCTTGTCTAGTTTATCGGCATACGTATTAAAGTTTGCGTACGCTATATGGGCTTGTATCGAGTTCATATACATCTTATAACCCGGAAACTTCAGCTTTCTTTCCCAATTATGTTCAGAAAAACTCATGCCGTTCATAACCAATGTTCTAAAGTGGTTGATTTTCTGTTTGTCATTAGACACTATAATACCACCGTCACAACTTCCTATCGGTTTAGTCGGGTAAAAGCTGAAAATCATCAAATCATTATCATTGGCCTCGTTTTTGAACTGGTCTTTTACAACCCTTTGAGCGGAGTCTATTATTTTATACTCGTCGGACTCATACAGAGTGTAAGAACCACCCACCCAATCAACGTTATCAACAAAGTTTATAAAGTTGTTCGACGTGACTATCGCGTTCAATACAACAGGCGGGATTATGCTAGGTACGTTTATGACTTCTTTCTTATCGAGGAGAGCTATAAAAATAGCGTTTGTGGCGCTATTTACGGAACATGCATACTTTGCTCCAACGTATTCCGAAAACTTATGCTCAAACTCTTCAACCACCTTATCGTGGAGCATGTTTGAAAACTTCGAGGTGTCTATTACGTGATTGGGTATGTTGAATAATTGTATCATGTTTTTACCAGTAAGTAGCTCCGTCTCCTATAAGGTTTGGGTTGATTGGGGTTTCTTCCACCGAAGGTCTACACCACGAATCATTGAAAAACTTGGATATATCGTCGTGGGCGTCCCAGCGTCTTCCTTTAATTCCAAACAGGATTTGTGTGCCTCCTCCTATATGTATTCCGATTTTTCCTAAGCTTTTAGCATGGTTTACCAACCATAATGAATAGGCTCCTGCTCCGACAATAGCCACATCGAAAGACATATTAGACATCAAATTCTGCATATGGTCATACGCTTCGAACCAAGATCCAAAAGGTGTGTTGGGGTCTACTCCAGAGCTATACGGGGATTTTATAGTCAACAGGTTAAAATCTGGTAACACTTCTTTTTTAGACCATACCGCCTTTCGATTCACATATTGCAGTTTGGCGGTTTCGGTGAAAGGGCTTATCAGTAACACGTTTTTATCTTTGAGTTCCAAACTCCATGGACATTCATGGTAGAATGGTTCCAACGCTCTTAGCTCCGTAGTAGTTATGCCCACACTCCCATACTTTGAGATTAGTTCGCCGTCAAACCCGTTCCACGAAACCAGCATGTCGAAGTTGGGCAACAGTTTCAAAGTCTGGTTACAGTATGAGTCGAAAACATCACCGTCAAACGGGTACACTCCTGCGTTTATATATAACATCGCCGCCTGTCCAACGTTCCCCCACGGCACGGGGGAATATCGATCATAGATTAGCAAGCATTCCCCTTCGACGTTACCAATTTTACCAATAGCCGAAGGGACGGCGTTTTTAATTCTATTGGAGATCCAGTCGTTTCCTTCTGTTTGTGAGAGCTTATTCATGTTAGTGTTGCTTGTTGTATGTGCAGTAGTCGGGTATTAAGGATTTGCTCCCACCTTGGAAGTGTATCGACTTGAATCGAACGTTAGTGTTTAAAAACTTGTTGAAGCAGTAAGGATGATTCCCATAAAAATTGATTTTCTTAGTACCGTCAAACTCGTAAAACGTATCTTTGTCGTTTATATTGTGGTCGTATGTAGAGTTGTCTCTAACAAATGTTAGTTCTCCCACGCCATTCGCGCACTTGTATCTTCCAAAGTATTCAAACAGGGTCATATCACAAACTCCCCCAGCTAGACCATGTTGCTGTCTAACTGAAAAGTGAGACGCGATCTTGGCAAACTCATAGGACGTTTTATTCTGGTAGATGTCGAATAGAAATTTACAAAAGCTTGATAGCCCTATGTAGGAAAAATAAGAGCAACACCCCACGGATTTTAGTATCAGGGTGAATATGAAGTTATCGAAGTAGGCTTTATCGCTAGTTACATCATCATATAATAAAACATCAGAATCTATATAAAAAACCTGTAACAGATTGTTGAGTGTCATATACTCATACAACACAAACCATCTTTGGAAACAGAATAACTCATAATCTCCGAGGGTAGACAAAGGTACATATATGTCTCTAAACTGGTTTGCCATTGTTAGGAAATCACCGATGTTGACCACCTTACAATTACTATACTCCCTATCAGTTATGATAGTAACTTCGTTTCCACAATACACTGCTTGATTTATTGCGTGTTGGACATACTCATCGTGTCCTCTATGTATTAGTAATACTGGAATCTTTTCACTCATGTTATCGAGTTAGTTTAAGGTTATTAAAGTATGCCACCTATAATTATGTAAATCGTTTTCAAACAACTCAATGCCAGCGTGTTCAGTGACATCATTGAAAACTGGTGGTATATTTATGTAAGAACTTTCCATAGTAATAGGCTTATCATATGGAAGAACAGGCGGAAGAATCGAATATTCTTTCATAGCCGCTTCCAGCGTAGCTTTCACACCCTCCGGTATAACGAATCCCGGGTCATGTTTCCCGTCCATTACTGCCTGTATGGACAGGTGTCGGTGTCCTCTGTACTCCGGGTAATTGTCATCGAAATATAGTAGCTTAAACCCTAACGCATGGGCGTGTAACAATCTAGCGGGCGCGTCTTGATGGTCATCGAAAATTATCAAAGAGTTTTCAACCACATCATCGGCTATGCTTTTTTTTGTTATTGATAAGAAGTCGTTTGTCATGTATTGGGCGTTTTTGCTCCTATACACTATTTGTTGTAAGTTGGGGTCTATGCATACTATTAGAGACTCTGGCAATACTTGGTTTATCAACCATGTGGTTTGTCCTTTGAATACCCCGCTTTCTATGATCACCTTCGGTTTATACTTTTTAAGGACATAGAAAATATGAAACAGGTTGACGGATAAGCATCCGCCATGGTTGTCTCGTATTGGTCTGTTCGGGTAGATGGATAAAAACTCATCTACATAATTTTTCAGGTCTTCTCGCGTGTTCATAGTTTTAAGTAAAAGTTGGTGTCTGTGCTGCCCAAGATGTTATAGTGGTAACGGTTTATCAAATCCGCCAAATTGTTTATATTATGCTCGTATCTATACGTGGGTATAATATCATACGCCATGTATTCTGTATAATGAGATACGCCTGAAGTGGTTAGTATCTTTAATAGGAATAGCGCCTTTGATTGTAACGAGAGTATGAATTCTAGACATTCGTCTCCGTTCGGCAGAACATTAGTCAACGCGCTTGATATGACTATATCAAACCCACTTACATAACAAGGCGATAAATCTTTATAGTTCATAACCAGAAAATCTCCTTCATAGTTTTGTTTGGCTAGGTTTATAGCTTGCTCCGAATAATCAACTCCAGTGTAATTTTTAGGACATACGCCTACGTTGTCTACTAATAATTTACACATGCTACCAGTTCCACATCCAATATCCAAAACCTTGGTATCTATAGTTACGATAGGGGCTATGTGTTGTAAAATAAACTCCCAATGAGGCGGGTAATTGTGAGATATAAGTTCTGTTTTATTTAAATCCAGTTGCTTGCTAGCTACTGCATCGTTTTTCCAACTATCCAAATGATTGTCACTCATGTTATTTTATCCACCAGCTTGTTTTCCACCCATAATCTCCGAACACTTCAAAGAGTTTTTTGTTCTCATAAAACTTGAAAACCTCGGAATACTCCGGTCTCTCCGAATTATCTAGCATTATGACCCCACCAGCTTTTAACACTCTATCACACTTTAGGAAGCAGTCAACCCTATTTCTTCCATCCACTAGGATAAAATCAAAGAACTCGTCTTCATACTGGTCAACTATATAGGAGTAACTAGGAACGGTTTCATCATTTGGAACGGTTTCAACCGCGTCTACAAATATCAAATTACAGTTTGAGCTGGCTTGCTTACTAATGTCGTCGTACCACTGCTTATTATACTCTATGGAGAATATCTGTTTGACCTTGGTTTGAAACCATAAGGTAGAATATCCAGACCCAAACTCCAACATGGTCATTTGGTCAGTTAGGTATGTCTCTAAAAAATCTACCGCTTCGTTCACCAACCAAGGTTTTTTTAATTCGCTCATTCTGTAATTTATTAAGGGTTTTTAAAGATAGCCATTCCCTTTCCATCTGAAAGATGGATAGACTCATACTTAAGGTTTCTCTCACTGAAAAACGTTTCCACTGCTCGGTCCACGTCTGGTATATTACACCCCACAGGACCAGAACTTCGGTAATCATCAATGATCATCACTCCGTTGGTTTTTAAATGGGATATACAATTTTTCATATCTGTCATAACTGTGTCGTAATCATGACCACCGTCAATAAAGATATAGTCTAAATCTATCGGGAACTCTTTGGCAAAAAACTCCTCAGACAATATATTCGTCGAGTTTCCTTCAATAAAGGATAGGTTGTTACACAGTTTGCATAATTCAGCACAGTATGATCTACCATTATAATAATCAAAATCTATGTCTATGCTTATTAGCTTGTCTATGTTGGTCGAATGTATCAGGGTTGAGGCGTGTCTACCTCCCGCAAATCCAATCTCTATACATTGTTTAGGTTGATGCAGCACGATAAACTCTATTAGAAAGTCTCGTTGAGTTTCACTTGTATGTCCGTCAGGATGCCAGTAGTTCTTGATATTATCAACTATATCAGTGTTCATATGAATGTTTTTAATTGGGTTTCGAAGCTTGCTTTCAGCTCTGCCATATCATTTAAAATTGAAGTTGGATGGTTTCCTCTAAACTTGCATGTGTAGCAGTCTCCTCTGACATGTGGCTTGAACTCATGGACTCCACAAAACTGTTTTTCTATGTCGTTTTTCTGTTTATCGTCGCCCAAAACCCACGGTAAGTATATACTTTGAAAATAATTATCTATACAGTTTTGTCTACTGACATCACTTTTATAATAGCTGACTTTATTATACACCTGTTTAGGAAACACATACGAGTAGTGGTACATTTGCATTCCCAATTCTTGATACAATATATCACTAGTAATATGCTTTCTGTCGATGTGGTATGGGTACTGTATCGTCGGAGGTCTATGGGTTTCCCATGTTGAACCCTCAACATATTTGAATATGCGTAAAAAGTTATCACAGTTTAACTCAAAACCAGTTAAAAATCTATCAAACCCTCCATAGAAAGAACAGCTTTGTATACCTACGCTGGTCGGAGATTTTTGTTCTAGGTATTGAACAATGTTCGTTAAATCTTCGGTTGAAAAAATCTCATCCGAATCCAAGTTCCACACGTAGTCAATATCTGGTCTTATATGCGCCATATATGCGCGACATTGGTCGTCTTTCTCCCTAAACTGTCCATGGGTTATGATAATCTTGTTCTCCGGGTCGGGAAAAGTCTCTAATATCTTGTTAGTAGAGTCTAGTGAGGTAGACCTACCCATACGCTGCCAGTAACTAACTGGCCCTTCCGAGATCAAAATTTGAGTAGCAAATGGATACACTTGTTCCAAGCACTGCTTTAACACATAATCCCCTTCGAACACTATCATTCCAAATGCTATTTTCATAATAAATCTTTCAATACATATAATACATCGTCGCGCTGTAACCGCCCGTCATTGATGCCCTTGTATGGACTGGTGTCTTGTACCACCATACAGTAATCTTTTAAAACCACATCTTCCAATTGCCGATGATACTCTTCTATGTTTTCACCCATGGGGTTCAAACTTAAAAAGTCATGAAACTCAATTGATATTTGCTTGGTACATTTGGGTGGCAGGTTGTCCAATATTTCGTATTCGGCCCCCTCTACGTCCATTTTTATACAATCAAACTGAGATATTTTAAACTGGTCCATCAACTCCTGTATGGTAGTAATGTCAACCAGATAAGACGACTTGAACGCGTTCTCAGCGTGTCCAAGATGCTCGGGACGACGGAGATTTTCTGGAGTGTTGTATATGGAGTTAGCACCCCATCCCATGTACTCGTAATATACTTGTTTTTCTCGTTTGATTCCTGTGCAAGCACTATTTATAAAATGAAAATTGGGGTTTTCCCCCACTACGTCGGGAATAGAAATATTCTGCATCGGATCAACCCCTATTACCTTCATTCCTCTCTGGAGCAACAAGTATGAGAAATCAAACCCATTACAACCCAAATCCAACACCCAATTATTAAGGGTCAATAACGTACTGCATACAGTATGGTTATTTATGTTCTCGTATATATGTTTCATGTGATTTTTTTAGTCTGTCGAAATACCTGTTGTATATGTCCGTCAAGGGCCATGTATTATAGTAATGCATGGGGGTGTAGCAGTGGTGACTCGTAGAAGCGATATATTGGTTGTCTGGTAAACTGTATTTGAATTGTGAAAAATGGGAGAACACCAGATCTTGGGCTTCTCCGTTCCAAATAATCTTCCCGTCGTTATACTTGGAATAATCGTATAACTGCCATTGCCATGGAGCGCCATGACCTATTCCATGATCAGCGTAAACACTAACGTTTTTCTGTTGTGTGAAAACCTCCAAATACTTTTGGTCGCCGCATGTTGCGTATTCGGGGTGTTTTTTATACAACACGGAGTCTGCCCACCAATTTAGTAAAATCTTACCCGCACGGCTATTATTAAAATACACTACTCCAACATTATAGTGACCTTCTATGTAATTGATCGACAAGTTGAACTGTCTATGTCTGAATATCCCTACGTCGTTGTTGTTGAACTTTTCGTATAGTAGATCGATGGGTTTGTGAAAGTAGATGTCACTGTCTATATAAGTGACTGGTTTATCGATCTTGTCCATTATATACTTTGTGAAGTATGACGCCAACGACCAGCAGTAGTATCTATACTCCGAGCTACGCAGCAGTTGCGACTGTTTAAACTCATCGGTATCTGTTGCGATGTCAGACACGTTATAGAACACTATGTTACTGTTAGATGGGAGGGTTATTATACTTTCAATAGGTTCTTCGTCGAAAAAGAAGAAGTGTAATAAAAAATCTTCGGAGGTCTCACATAATGAATCATATAAAGCCAACCCTTGTAACAGAAAGTTTTTATCCGAGACAGTGCATAAGTGCTTCATTGGTAATTGTTCGCCTTTCTAAGCTTATAATTAAACTCATCACTCTTCACGTATTGTTCATTCGTATGGTATAGGTTGTCCCATAAATTAGGCTTGAATGCAGGATGCACATGCTCAATAATACAATTACTAAAGTAGATAAGCTTTTTCAAGGAAACTCCTACTTCAGTATACTCGTTATCACAATAAACAGACTTGTATGACGGGTGATATATATACCCAAACCTGTCGTAATAAGCCTTACCCATGATAGGAAGAGTGTTTATATTGGTTCCTTGGTGTCCATCATTGAACCATAACGCCCCATCCCCGTCTGGGAAATATTTAAACATTTGTTGACGTATGACCACATCATATCCTTTGTGTACAGGAACCATATCATCGGACGCTAAAATTAGAACATCAAATCCTTCTTCTATGTTTGCGTTGACCGCTTCTATCTTATTAGTGCTGGTTCCGAAATACACTTTCAGGTTTTTATACTTTTTCAGTCTATTTATAACGTCTATATTGTTCATAGACACATCATCTATATCACACGTTATAATAAATACCATATCGTCTAAATTTTCGGCCAACTCATAATATTTGTCCAGCGCATAGAAAAACTTATCGGGTCTACTTCTAGTAGGGAATTTGACTAGAACTTTTGAAGTCCAACAAGATTGTTTCCTTCTTAAGAAAGAACAAACTTCGTCTAGAGGGGCTTCAATTACTCCAAAATCACCCCATGGGTAATACCCAAACTTGGTTTTAAATAAATTGTAAGAGGTTGCTATATTTCTAGCATGGTTGTCTAGATTCTCAGGAGTTACAATGGAAGACGACTTAGTAGAACACTCTTGTTCTTCGATATAATCAAGCGAGTCTGACAAATCCGCCCACCACCAATACGGGGTGGAGTATCCCTTCAATGCTAAAGTGTAGCTATGAGACACATGATCAAAGGCGTTTTTAAAATCCTCATCTATATATCCACAATTACTGATTGATTCTTTCGAATAGTAGCAAAACGCGCCTACACAATGCTTATTAAAGGCCAAGGATATATCGTCTGTATATTTGACTACTAGCTTAGGATCTGGCGTACCGCCTGAAATTCCGTTCTTATTGGCAGGGCCATGATATCCAAACATCAAATGCTGGATTCCAGATATCTTAGACGCTTCAATGTATTTTTGGAATATCATTGGATTTTTAATATACATGTCATCCTCCACCAAAAAGATGTGGTCGCACTCATATTCCATCAAAGTCTTTAAAGCTTCGTTTTTAGATTTAGCAACCCCTAAGTTCTCGTCGTTGTGGATATACACACAAGGTTTGGTGTCGTTGAGGGGAAGATATTCACCATCATTGACCACGACTAAGACATCCACATCAGGGTTATCCGCTATACTATCGTAACACTTTTTATAAAAGTCGGGTCTGTTACAAGTTATAATCCCAACTCCTATTTTCTCGTCATTTATCATCGTCTTGATTCTTATAATAATTCTTATATTCAGGATGAACGCATTTTTTGGTAGGAAATAACCACCACTTTCGTTGGCAGCTACTACCACATATCTCACATTTTTTATAAAAGTCTCCCTCTGCTATAAGCCTAGAGTGGGGGAACTTTGGTTTTGGAGGAGTATAAAAGGTCATGTCAGGACTTCCTGATTTGTTTCATCAGTTTCTTAACTTGGAGATCGTTGGCCATTTCCTTTTGCTGATCCCCAATCAACTGTTCCAGAAGCTCCGTGTTGGAGGGGTCTAGAATGCTGTTCTGGGTTTCAATCAGGTCTCCTTTATAGTCCAGAAACTCCCCGATGAACTGTATACGGTCATCAACGGTCTTTCCGTCGAGTTGAATAATGGCGGGGCAGTCATCCTTCGGGTAAAAGATATCTGACTCCAGATTCTCACAGTATTGGTAATACAAGTCTTCGAATATCTTATCGGTAGCTTTGATAAAGTCAACGTTGGTGTCTCGTAACCCGTCTTTGACCACTCGAATGGACGGGTCATACTTAAACCAGAAGATAATATCTATCTGCTTTAAAGCTTCTCGCACTAGTGAAATGGAAGCGGCGGTAATCTCATCGTTGATCAAGTCATCCTGATTGCCTTGTAAAGTATAGGCGATGTTATCCCATGGACACCTGTCGTAAACAACCTTGGCGTCTTTGGTATACTTATCCTGCTCCCGCATCATATAATCCAGAATCAACAGTTGGGTTTCTCCGCTGGTTTTGGAAGAATGTTCCAGATTATTTTCAGTTATTACATCCCGATAACTTTTGAGGGGCGTGATATACATGGGCCATCTTTTAAGAAATGCGGAGACTAACGTGGTTTTTCCGGTGTTGGCTGTTCCTGAGAATGCTATTTTCATAATTATAATTAGTTTCTTATTCGGCGTTGTCTGCCATTTGTTCGTTATTGATATCGATATGAATATATTCCCGTTTCGGGGTATATGGGAAGTCGATGTATACTCGACTGTCGCCGGATTGGTATACACATCCATCTGGCTCCACGAACATTTTGCCTTCTATATCGTAAGCTTTACCATCGGCTTCTTTGAACACATGGGAACACCTACGGTTTTGGAAGACCCCTTCGGCCACTTCCACCCATTCAGAGTCTTCCCCGGTTATCGGGCTGATAATCTTATATCTGGCAAGTTTATTGAATAATTCTACCGTATAAGGGGCGGTTGCCCCGCTATGTCCCTGCGCTCCGAAAAGCGCCAATAGATCCAGCAGACCTTCGCAAAGCCAAACTTCCTCCTCCTCGTCCTTCCACCCTAAAGCCTTAAACTCTGATCTCGCGTGTTTAACCAGACCAGAGTCGTAGAACTCCTCATCCACTTGGTCAATAACATCATACGCGGTTTTCTCCCCGTGTGTGTTTAACACAAAATTAAACAACGCTTGTTTATAAGGGTTATAGAACTGTGGTTCATCTATACTATCATACAACCACTCCTCCGGGGGAGGGGAGGGAAGGTTATCACAGCAGTCACACACGGAGTCAATAGATTCAATTGGGTCGTCCATATCGCTATCATGGCATATTTATTGCGAATGTCAAGTATTTACAAGTGGATTTTCTGAATTAAATAATAAGGAATGGCCACAAAACGCGCACCTCGGAAGAGGCAGGAGTCGGGTAAGGATATTACAAAAGAGTTTAGCGAATCGTATCAAAAGAACTTTGATTGTTCCAGTATACAAATAAAGAGGATGTTTCCGATTACGGATAACCAAACCACCTTTTACTATTTGACACAGAACGACAAGACCAACATGATATTTCTAGATGGTCCCGCAGGAAGCAGCAAGTCCTATATATCGGTTTATTCCGCGCTGGAACTTTTAAAAAACCGAAAAGTTGACCATATAATTTATATCAGGACCGTCATTGAGAGTGCGTCCCGCTCCATGGGAGCTATTCCCGGTGAAATCACAGATAAGTTCGCCGCCTATGCGGTAGTTCTAATAGACAAGCTTAAAGAGTCCACGGATACCTTTACGGTTCACTCTCTGGTTGAACAAGAGTATGTCAAAGCGATACCAGTCAACTTTGTCAGGGGTCTCACTTTCAACAACTCCATAGTCATTGTTGACGAAGCTCAGAACGCAACCAGATCGGAACTGACCACCATTTTAACAAGGTTTGGTAGAAACTCCAAGTATATCGTTTGTGGTGATATGAAGCAATCCGACATCAGCAACTCCGGATTTAATAATATATACGAGTTGTTCGACACCGAGTTTTCCCGTAAAAATCATATCCATTGTATGCGCTTTGATAACTCCGACATCAATCGGTCACATATACTGAAGCACATCACACAGGTATTAAACGTGTAGAAACTGGCTTCTCGTCTACTGTTTTGGGTCCGTAGGGACCGTATACATACAATTCGGGATTGTCAAAAATATTACCAATTACTTCCGGGTCTTTGGTAATATGGTTGCCTATAATCTGTCCTAGAGTGGTGTTTAAGGGGTGCGTTCTATACGTGACGGGGTACGCTTCAGCGTGGGAACTCATAATAGATGCGTACGGGTATACTTTTGGGAGATATACTACTCCTATATATTCGTACGTCTCCGACGTTCTAACCGGGATCATCTTACTGTAATCACAGGCGTAATGAGTTTCCTTTAAAATATCCCCCTCGTAAATCTCTTTACCGTTGATATCTAATATTCCGGTCCATTGCTGGATAACTGTATTGACACCTTCTCGGTCTCCTATATGGATAAGTTCACCATCGTCATCGGCTTCCAACCACGCGGTATTATCCCAGCATTTAAACTCTTTATTCCAAACTCTGAACTTATACTTGGCCATATTTCATTTCGTTGACCATGATGTACCACCAAACCATTCCCCGGGAACTGTTGTGCGATAGTTCTCCAAGGGGGCCGCTCTAGGAGCAGCATACGCTGGTTGCGGGGAGGCTACTGGAACATCTTCTACGGCCTCGACTGGAAGCTCAATGGTTGTTACGCCCGTAGTTTCGGTTGGAACCTGTTTATCGTTTTTCAAGACGAAGAACTCGTCCGTGTCTGCCTGAATAGTGTAATTCATAACACTATATAACCACAGAGTATCGAAATGTCAAGGATTAAAACACCTTGTATATCTCCCCATGGGTGTCAACCCACATCGTCTGGAGTCTATAATTGGTCTTATGTCCGGTATCTGGGTCAACCTCCCATACTTTCAACGCAGTCCCAGCGGGCTTTTTAACCACCGGACTATTCAAATCCTGTTTATAATACTTTCCCCTATACTCGTATATAGCGTACTTGGAGGAATGCGGAGAGTATGTGTTTTCCTTGGGAGCCTTATGACTTCCTTTAGTTCCTCTCCATCCGGTAGCTATTGCCCGACCCACGTTTTTAAGACCGGAATCCAGTTGATTGATGGGTCTGGTCAGTTCGGGAAGTGCGCTGTTCAACGCTTGGGCGGTTCCTTTTACAAAAGCGTTCCAAAATCCTTCCGAACAAAGGGTCCGTTGTGTTATCATAACTATATTTAATAAAATGGTTAAAGCGTTTAACCATAAAATAAGTTAGTCTATCAACACTTCCGGTCTCATTTATTTTTTTACAGTTTACGGTAACGACTTTCTTAGTTTGGCCTGTCTCATTTTTTCTTTTGTTTCCTCAGATAGGACGGCCCCCTTTCTATTACTAGAGGTTCCTTTTTTAGATTGGCTTATTTTTTTGTTATGCTCTTTAGTATGAGCCTTCCCAAGCTTCGCTTGTCTCATTTTTTCCTTTGTTTCTTCGGATTTAGGTACTCCTTTACGGGCGTCTGACAATTTTTTACGTGTGGTTTCCGAAAGAATCCTACCTTTTTGGCTGTTACTCATTTTAATTTTAGTCTCTTCGGTGTATATTCTATTTCTCATTTTAACCTTTGTCTCTTCAGATAAAGGGGTTCCGAGTTTCGCTTGTCTCATTTTTTCTTTTGTTTCTTTAGAATGCGTTCTATTTTTAAACTTTGCTTTTGTCTCTTCAGAATGCTTTTTACCTATTCTAGCCAATCTTATATTTTCTTTATGTTTTTCAGATCTAGGTTGTCTCATATTGGCCTTGTGTTCCTCAGAAAGGGGTTTCCCGAAAAGAGCATTTTTAATTTTTGCTTTAGTCTCCTCTGAACACTTCACTCCGGTTCTATCGTTGGAAAACTCACATCTATTATATCCTTTATCTTTATTAGCAGAATTAAACAATTCTATATAATACGCTTCTCGTTTAAGGAGAGCCTCGTTATCTTTGTCTTTATTAAAATCATTTATGGTTTCTAATATTTCAACTGTAAACGACCCCCAACCGTATTTTATAATAGCATTTTGAAAATAACATTTACCAACTGTCCCTTTTCCTGAATGTTTATGCTTGCTAATTCTTTTTCGAATATTTACAGCTTTTCCTATATATATTTTTCCGTTATTCAAACATGTCAATTTATAGATACCGGCACCTACGGTATATTTAGAACTTGGTTCCATATATATATTTAGCTATATGGAAACCTTCTCTTAATATTTCCTGTTGGGTGAAATTAGTCATAATCCGCTTCCAAGTTATGTTTGGCCACATAACTGAGACTGACGTCAATTAGGGCATCCAGCTCGTTTTGGATAAAGTTTTTACCTATCAATACCTTATGGGTGTTTTCCGCCCGATTTCCAATAGAGAATGGAACTCCTTTGAACTTTTTATGTCCGAATACAACGTCGAACAATACTACCGGACGATCTTCCTTGTTTCCCGCTCCCACATTGATGGTAATCGTATCGTGGACGGGCTTTTCTATAGCGATTCCCTTATCTGTGACGAATCTGGCTACGTTTCCATTGATCTCCACGTCGGTACCGTGTAGAACGTTGAACGCTCCGTTTCCGGTATCCAGCTTGGCCTTTAATAATCCCACACCGTCCAGTTGGATAGGTTCTTCCAGCCCAAAGACGTTCTTTTCAATGAAAAAGTGGGTAAAGGTGTTCATTATTACAGAGATATATTATCAGAGTCTTCGAAACCGTCGTTGGCAAAGTCCGCTTTGTCATCCAACTGTTCCCAAACATCAGATACATAGTCTTCCGCTTTGATGATTTTGGCAACCATCCACGTTTCCAGATTTTCGGAAGCACATAGCTCCAACAGCTCTCCACTGCGTTTTACCAATTTTCTAAGGGAATGAAGGACAATCTCATTATCATCTTCGTCTCCTAGAACGTCATCTAAATCACTCTCGGGTTCCAGTTCGACTTCCGGTTCAACTTCCATTTCGCCCATGGGTTCCATGTTCATTACAACTTCCGCGTCTTCGGCGTCTTCGGCGTAGTCATACATTTCCCAGATTAAATCGTTTTCCTGTCTTTTCATTTTCATCATGATAGTATTTAACTTATTTGGTTCATAAGAGGTTTTAACTCTTCTCCTTGGGTCATGGGTTCCATCATAGATAGAACTGGCATAAGAACTTCTTCCCGGGCGTTTTTAAATCGAGACGGATTGGACTTCAACACATATTGGAAGTTCCGAAGTTGTTCCATTTGTTGTGCGTCTGGTTGGAAGATGGCGGCATCCACGACACGGGAAATCAGTTCATTCTCCCCTTCTGAAGTCAACGGCATTACATCCTTGTCATCCACTTGGGGGTTTTCAATTACATCCTGTTCGGGATTCGGACCTTGTTGTTCCGGGCTTGGGGGTGGTTGTTGTAGATCTTCCCCTTGCTCGTTTATCATTTTATGATAATACGCCATTAGGCTTAAAGTTTTCGATTTCATATTAGTAAGAGCGGTCTAATCCAGCTTGTTTCACCTTGGCCAATCCTTTTTGGATTCGCATGGTACCATTTTTATATGCGTCAACTGCTTGAGAACTTAGTCGTCCACGGTCTTTGACGGCGGATTTGGCACGTTGAGCAGGAAGATTAAGCAGTCCGGTTAGTCCTTTGGCGGAATTGGCCAGATTGGTAACTTCCTTATCAATCTCATACGTTCCGGTAGACGCATCTATGGATTCAGCTTCTTCCTCGGGTTCCATGACAGTAAGATAAACCACCTTATCCCCAATATCAATGGTGAGTTGGTTGCTTTTCGCTCCTAATTGTCCCCCAGAGACTAGGCTAGCGTTGATGTTATGTCCTTTTAGAAAGGATATAAGATCATGGATATCCCCAGAACGAGTTGGGTCGAATTGTTCGCAAAGTTTTAGAAAGCGGGTCATGCATATATTTAACCTTTTACTCCAGAATTGATTGTAAATTATGCTTTTGGTTTATCAACTCCACTAAAACGTCCCCGTGACATGGTTTGGGGTAGCAGTGGCAGCCCAGTACACGTCCTTCCAATTCATCCAAACAGTTTAACAATTCCGGGGTATCCAATATATACTCCCGGTACTTTTCAATCGCCTCTTTTCGGGACTTGACCCGGAACTTTGCCAACGTCCCTGACTTATG